GCTTACGTGACAGCATTGCTGCGCCGCGGAGAAAAGTTCAACGGCGTTCCCCGCATTGTAGTGTCCACGATCCACGGTTCAAAAGGTGGAGAGGCGGACAACGTTGTACTGTTTACGGACCTGTCACCCGCTGCGGACAGTACTATGCGAATTGCACCCGACGATGTTCATCGTGTTTTCTACGTCGGCGTGACACGAACAAGGAAGAACTTGTATTTGGTGGAGCCTGAAGACGCGACAAGGAGTTATGATATATGAAAGTCTTCGAAGAGAAGTTGGGCCAAGCTATGGCCAAACTAGCTATCGTTGAAAATGCACGAGCCCGAAAAACTTGGGGGAATATGAACGCGTACAGCGCGGAGAAAAATCAAAAAAACGCCTACAAAGGGGGCAGGCCAAAGTCCGAAAAGTCTTTAAGGCCGCTTAACCCCACCGCTCGCATGGTCGATAAGATGCTGAAAAATGGTTTGAATTGTGTTGAGATTGCGGATGTTTTAGACAAACACCCAGACACTGTGCGTGACATAAAATCGCGATATGAATTACCAAGAGAAGAGAAACAATGACTGAGTATTCGAAGCCGAGGGATTGGCATTACGAATGCTCCTGTGGATATTCATGGACAACTTCTTGGAATAGATATTCACAAGACATGTGCGTGGAATGTGATCTTTTTAGTTATCCAACAGGAAATAAAAAAATGAAACGTGATGAAATCCTTCAGACCGCGCAGACCCTCATAAACGGAGAACGCGCCTCCGAATACGGTGACGCAAAACAGAACTTCCAAGATATCGCAGACCTCTGGTCCGTCTTTCTGGGTCGCCCGACAACGCGCCAAGAAGTGGCCGTCTGCATGGTCTTGGTAAAATCCGCACGGCTTATGAAATCCAACAAAGAGGACTCATGGGTGGACATCTGTGGGTATGCTGCTTTGGGGGGAGAGCAATGAACTGTTGGCATTGCAAAGCAAAATTAATTTGGGGCGGAGATGATGATGCAGAGGATGAGCCTGAATATGACATGGTTACCAATCTCTCATGCTCTAACTGCGATACGTTTGTATTAGTTTATTATAAGGAACCAGAAGATGAGCCTACAGATGGCAATGTTCACACCGGAGAATGAATGGGTTCCGCCCAGTGAACTCCCTGATCTTACTGGTGCCAAGCGCATTGCTATAGATTTAGAAACAAAAGACCCAAACCTAAAGAATGCGGGCCCCGGATGGGCCACCGGAGACGGTGAGGTAGTAGGTTATGCCGTTGCCACAGAGAACTGGAGCGGCTACATTCCTATTAGACATTTCGGCGGCGGAAACATATGCGAAAAACAAGCCAATCGTTGGTTAAAAAAAGTTTTCGAAAGCCCCGCAGAAAAAATCATGCACAATGCTCAATACGACGTTGGATGGGCACGGCGCATGGGTTTTACCGTAAATGGCAAAGTAATCGACACTATGGTCATAGCATCCCTGCTCGACGAAAACAGGTTTAGCTACACGCTTAACTCTCTGTCGTTTGACCATCTGGGCAAAGTTAAATCCGAAAAGCAACTGATCGAAGCTGCAAAAGCATTTGGCGTGGACCCCAAAGCAGAAATGTGGAAGCTGCCCGCCATGTTTGTCGGACCCTATGCAGAGGCAGACGCAGAACTCGCACTGGAACTCTATAATTATTTCTCCGTAGAAGTTTCTAAAGACGGCCTGTCAAACATCGTGGACGTCGAAACACGGCTCCTGCCCTGCTTGGTGGACATGACTTGGCGCGGCGTCAGAGTAGATACGGATAAAGCAGAGCGCACACGCAACGCATTGCTCAAGCGCGAGAAAGATATTTTAAAAAAGATCAAGTCCACCGTGGGCTTTGACGTCGAGATATGGGCCGCACAATCAATCGCCAAAGCATTCGACGAAGCATCTCTCCCCTACGAGCGCACAGAAAAAGGTCAGCCCTCCTTTACTAAAGGGTTTCTCTCTGACCACCCGTCAGAACTGGCGCAGCTTATCGTGCAAGCCCGTAACCTTAACAAAACCTCTGGCACGTTTATCAACACCATCCTTAAACATTGCCGCTCAGATGGTCGTATCCACGCTCACATAAACCAAATCCGCTCCGATGATGGCGGCACGGTCAGTGGGCGCATATCTATGAACCACCCTAACCTCCAGCAAATCCCTGCACGGGATCCAGAGTTGGGCCCCATGATCCGCAGCCTGTTCCTACCAGAAGAAGGTGAACAATGGGCCGCAATTGACTTCTCGCAACAAGAACCGCGGATCTTGGTTCATTACGCGCACCTGTTTGGCGAACAGAGAGGTCGTCCTCTCAAGGGCGCAAAAGAATTTGTAGATAGCTACAACGAAGATAGCAGCACAGACTTCCACACAATGGTCGCAGAGATGGCGCAGATCCCACGCAAACAGGCCAAAACAATTAACCTTGGCATGATGTACGGCATGGGCGTAGCAAAGCTCGCGGACCAACTAGATATTCCTGTGGACGAAGCCAAGGGTCTGGTTTCCCAGTACCATGACCGTGTGCCTTTTGTTAAAGGTCTGATGCACGGGGTAATGAACAGGCTTAACGAGAAGGACAGTCGCGGGGCGCTGCGCTCGCTTCTGGGCAGGAAACTACGGTTTCCGTTATGGGAGCCCGACACCTTTGCCATGAACAAGGCGCTGCCATACGAGGAAGCCGTGAAAACATATGGCGATACAACACGCTTAAAACGCGCTTACACGTACAAAGCCTTGAACCGTTTAATTCAAGCGTCCGCCGCGGACATGACAAAGCAGTCTATGGTCAACATTTACGAAAGCGGGCGTATCCCTTTGATACAAATTCACGATGAAATCGCCATGTCAGTAACTGACAGAGATGATGCGAAAAAGGTTGCACAGATGATGCAAAGTGCTGTACCATTAAGTGTACCTAGCCTGTGTGACGTCGAAGTAGGCCCATCTTGGGGTGAAGCCGTCTGATCATGTTAGTTCTGCTCATGGACAGATCGCCTGTCTTAACTCCCGTCCATTAGGTTTCGCACTGTTGGACGGGTTTTTTCCTTGCTCTCCCCCATAACATCCTATATTGTTGGTTAAAACTAGAGAGGTTCACATATGGATACCGATAAATGGAAAAGCGTTCTTGTCCCAATTGAGGTGTACAAGGAAATTAAAGCGCTCTCACAGACAGAAGGTCGTACAATTAGCGGTCAATTGCGAATCATCTTTGAGGCATACAAGCGCGAACAAGAAAACGCTTGACTTATCCCATACACTTCTATATTCAGGGCATACCTCATAAAAGATTTGATTGCGCCCTGAAGTTTACTTTGGGGCGTTTTCATGTCTAGCCAAGACGATTATCTTATCGCTCTTAAAGAAACTAATAAATTTATTGACGATATGATGGACACGGACCTCGACGCAGGGGCCGCGTACACAGGCATTATTACCGCCGCAGTCTTCCGCCTACTAAAAGGTTGTACCGATAAACAAGACGCAACAGGCATTATCGGTGCCGCAATGGCCTCGGCCAGCGCACATGTAGAGATGGAAGAAGGGATTTTATCAGATATTCACTAAGGGTATTGACATTATCCTATACCCTCGCATATACTCCTTTACGTTAACAACGCTAACCAAAGGAAAAAAGATATGCGGAATGTTAGAGTACACTTTGAAGGCATCGCCCCTTACAGCCAATCTAAAATGCACGAGGAGCCCAAGCTCCCCAAAGAAACTGCCGACGCTTACGAAACAAGAACGTGGCGTTCTAAATGCACCGTCGATAAAGACGGCAACATCATCATCCCTGCTATGGCTATCAAGTTCAGCCTGTCCGCCGCCGCTAAAAAACTAGGAACACAAATTCCGGGCCGCGGTAAATCAACCTATACAAAATATTTTGAAGCGGACGTCGTGCCGCTCAACGATCCCAAGCTTGATACCAAGCAAGATAAAGTCAGAGGGGAACGCCTCAACGTTAATTCTGATGGCGTCAGAGGATCAGGTAAGCGCGTCTGGCGCACCTTCCCTGTCGTGGACACCGGATACAAGTCTTACATTGATTTTATGATCATGGATGACACCATCACCAAAGAGGTGTTTGAAGAGGTGTTCTACGCCGCGGGATCAGGTATCGGCATTGGTCGCTTCCGCCCAGAAAAAGGTGGAACTAACGGTCGCTTCCGCGCCGTAAAGTTTGACTGGCAATAAGTTTATCATCGCGTCGCGCCGTACTACGGCGCTTCGCTGCGCTCGGCATATCGCCTTCACGCGTCGCCCCGCAATTCAACTCAAGGATTTGTTATGTACAACGCTACGAACTCCGCTCCTCACCGCCCCTCCTCTTATCGCGTGGACGCGCTCCGCACATTGTCGCTCCGCAGCACGGCTCAACTCAACGATTTGTTTGTCAATTTATTATCTCGTCTCGTCTCGGCTCAACGCGGCGTAACTCGGCTTGCCTCACTGCCCCGCAATTCAACGCTACGATTTGTTTGTTACAACGCCTCTCCACGCGGCTCGGCTCTTCACTGGGCACCACGGCTCCCCGCCGCGCACCTCGCATCAACTCAACTCAACGATTTGTTTGTTACATCGCTACGTGTTGCTACGCTACTCCGCTCCGCACGCCGCATTGCTCCTCTGTGCAACTCAACGATTTGTTTATTACTCCGCGACGCAACGTGGCTTATAGCATTGCTGCGCTCCTCGGCTCAACTCAACGATTTGTTTGTGACGTCGCGCCGTTCCGCTCCGCTTCTCCCCGCAGGGCTACGCAGCGCACCTCCTCGCAACGCAACGATTTGTTTATTACGTCGTATCGCCCCGCGACGCAGCTTTCCGCAACTCTACACGCCTTTCGGCAGCGCTCCTCTCCGCAATGCAACTCAACGATTTGTTTGTCAATTTATCGCCGCTGCGCAGCGCAGCGCTCCGCAACTACACGCAACTTGTCGCTCCGCCCCCGCATCGCGGCTCCACGCCTCACGCGGCAATTTAACGCTACTCAACGCAACGAACTGAAACTTAACTAGGAAAAACAAATGTTCAAACGTTCAAAAATAACTTTGGATATGTGCGACTTGTTCCGTAATGCAAACGGACACCTAAGCTACGACACAATCCAATCCCACTTTGGCAAAACAATAAATGAACTGCGCCCAACAATCCTCGCAGCCAGAAAATATCTCGAAAGAGACGAAAGCGTCGTCTTCGAAAACGTCAGAGGCGAAGGGTACAAACGCCTCGACGATAGCGAAAAAGTGGACAGCCTTAAAACGTTCACAAGACGCATCCGACGAACCGCCAATAATGGCCAACTCAGGTCACAAACCGTCGAAAAACGTGAGGAACTGTCCAACGATGACAGATTACGCCTCACGATCCGCGAAACGGCACTCTATGCCATCCAAACGCAACTCCAAGAAATCAACGATAAGGACAGGTGATGAGCCACAAATATAAAATCTGCGCCTTCTATGTTATTAAACAACTAGAAGACATCCAAAAATCAAACAATCCCGACATATTATTGCGGGACTTTCTCAACCAATGCATCTACAATGTAGGTATTGATAGCATCGCAACGTGGAACGAGGAAAAACCACCAGAACCAAATCTGGTCGTAAAAAGAAAGAGAGGAAGGCCCAAAAAAAATGGGTGATGAAAACCTTTCAATGTTCCAGTCAGCGCACCTGCGCTGGCTGAAACGTCAAGTAGATAACCTGCAAGACCTGCGGTACACGCGACACGCTCCAAAAGATCTGGACGTACAACTCTTCTGCGCCCGCGAAGAACTAGACAACTTCGTAAACGAACTCAGGCAAACCAATGTTCAAATCTAAACCAAAACCAGACGATATCGACTGGTCAACCGCAGCCGACGATCCACGGCTCGCGGACCTCGCTAAAAAGATAATCCTATACTCAAGTATAGGACTTGGCGCATAAGTATAGGAGTGACGTAACGTCACTATCCGTTGGGATGTATGGGATTTAACCCATATTCGTGCTACTATAGTGTATGGGCAAAGTGCGCCCGACGCTATTTGACAATTGAATACCTCAACCCGACTAGGGCCAAAACCCGATCATGTCAGACACAATCTTTTGATGAGGTAAATCAAAATGAAAATCAAACCTGTTACTCATATCAGTACAGATCGAAATCGCTATTGCGGCCCCGCCGTGATCAGCGCAGTCACGGGCATGAACAGCGGAGAAGCCGCACGGCTCATCCGTTCAGTCAGCGGACAACGAGCCGTAAGAGGAGCCCATACCACACACGTGCGACGGGCCATGAAACTCTGCGGAATACAAAGCATATATCGAAGATGCACTCCAAAGATCACGCTTGCCGCTTGGCTGAGAGAAAGCAAAGGTTCGCGGACCACGGGCCGCGTGTTTCTGGTTGTCGCAGGACATCACTTTCAACTGATCGAAGGTAGACGGTATGTCTGCGGACGCACACGAGACATCGTGAGCATCAAAGACAAACAGGTCAAACGCAGGGCACGTGTCGAAGAAGTCTACGAACTGGTGGCCGACGGCAAAATCACAATACCCGATCAAGCCCGCAAACCAAAACAACCCGCAAATCAATACCGCAGCTACATCGACAAAATGAAACGAAAGTATGGCTTCACAGTCGAGTACGAGAGGTGGAACCAAACATATTGGGTGGAAATGCCTCGACACGCAGAAGACTTAGCGTGGGACACGGGCCACCATCTCAGAGATGAGCATGGTTGCTACAGTCAAAGCGAAGTAGCAGACCGCTTCGAAGCAATGGCAGAGTTCATGGAAGAATACTGCATGGAGGACGCATAATGATCAGACTGTATCAAATGCAAAGAATAACGTTTCCAACTCCTAGAAAATGCCCCTACTGCGGTACACCCGCAGTAAAGGGCAAAGGAGAAGGCGGTAGGGATATAGACCCTGATCGTTACGGCCATCGTTATGGATACTTCTGCACTCTTCGGTGCGGCACTAATTATGCAAATTATGTGTGGTTTC